AATTTGCGGGATCGGTTGTCTGGCAGGGGCGGGTTTATACTCCTTGGCCGCTCAAGGGTACAGATTTCGCCACCCCCAGCCAGGGCTCGCCGGCTCGCCCCAAGCTGCAGGTCGGCAACTTCGGCGGCGCCATCTCTGCGTTGTGCCGGCAGTATGAAGACCTGCTGTGGGCAAAGCTCAAGCGACGCCGCACGCTGGTCAAATACCTAGACGCGGTGAATTTTTCAGCTGGCAACCCGTCGGCAAACCCTTCCGAAGAGTATCCAGTCGAAACGTGGTTCATTACACGAAAGGTCAACGAAACACCTGCCGCGATTGAGTTCGACCTGGGCTCACCGCTTGATCTGCAAGGCGTCAAGTTGCCTCGGCGTCAGGTGACAGCCGGCACTTGTTTATGGGGCTACCGATCAGACGAGTGCGGCTATGCCGGCCCGCCGGTAGCTGATTACGCCAATAACCCAACCAGCGACCCAAGCAAAGATCAGTGCAGTTTTTCCTTGACCGGCTGCAAGTTGCGATATGGCCCGTACGGCGAACTCCCAATCGGCAGCTTCCCAGGCATCGCTCGCGTTCCGAGGCTCTGACCATGACTGAATTAATCAATAAATGTCGGGCGGATGCTGAAGCGCATGCGCTGTCCGAGTATCCGCGTGAAGCTGTCGGCTTGGTCGTCGCTGCACGCGGAAAGCCTAGATACGTTCCGTGCCGCAATCAGTCGGAAGAACTGGATCATTTCATTCTGCACCCTGAAGACTATGCAGCCGCGGAAGACCTCGGCGAAATTATCGCTATCGTCCACTCACACCCTGATGCAGGTCCAGAGCCAAGCCTTCACGACATCGCCAGCCACGCCGCCAGCCGTATGGCTTGGTGGATCGTCGGCTTGAAGGATGGTGCGGCGACCTGGCAAGAGATGCCCGCAGCCGGGGGGATGCCTTTGGAAGGGCGCGTGTTCGTGCATGGAGCCATCGATTGTTACACGCTGATCCGTGACTACTACCGCCAAGAGCGTGGAATCGAGCTGCTTGACTTCTATCGGGCGGATGACTGGTGGCACAAGGGCGGCGACCTTTACCGGGAGAATTTCGCCAAGGCCGGTTTCGTCGAAACTCTCACACCTTGCAATGGTGACGTTGTTCTCATGGCGATCGGGAGCCGGACACCATGTCACGGCGCAATTTGGCTAGAGGGCGACGTTCTGCTTCACCACTTGTACGGCCGCCTGAGTTGCCGAGAGGTATATGGCGCAGCGTACCGCGAGCGCACGACGCACTTTCTTACCTATGAAGGGTAGGTCCTGTCTTTCTGCGAGCCTTCACTGATAGAGTTGCCAAAACACAAGGAGGCTCGTTATGCGAAAAATACTCACGGCCCTGGCATTGATCTCGCTGGCAGGATGCGCCACGTCGCCAGTTCCGTCGGCGCAAGCTATCAAAGCGCCGGCTGATCGAGTCCTGGCTTATCAGGTCGCATTGCAAAGCTCGGGGGCGCTGACAGTAATCCGAGATAGCGGTTTTATGGGCAGCGGCTGTTACGCCACTATTTTCCTCAATGGGGAGCGTGCGGCGAAACTCGCTCCAGAGGAAAAGGCGACATTCATACTTCCCCCGGGGGAGTGGGTTGTAGGCGCCGCTCTGGAGGGAGCAGGTCTTTGTGGACCTCTAAATGAAAAGCGAACCGAGACGGAGACGATATTGAAGCAAGGCCAAGAGAAATACTTTCGCGTTTTCTCGGCCCCCGAATCTGGGCTTGACGTAAGGCCGACCAGTCTCTAGCAACTAACAGTTCACCAAAACCGCCTACGGGCGGTTTTTTATTGCCCGGAGAAAAGTATGAGCGCCGTCAATGATAAGGCCATGACGAGGATTTTGTTCTCTGGCAGCTTGGCCACGACCTTCGGTCGAGAACGTTACCGACTGCTGGAAACCGGAACAACCACGGAAGCCTTCAGCGCCATGAAGCACACCATCCAAGGCTTCGAGGCCTTCATTCGTGAGTCGGCACGCAAAGGTATTCGTTTCGCTATTTTCCGCAATCGGTTGAACGTTGGAGAGACTGATTTCGCACTGAGTGGGACTACCGAAATCCGCATCGTCCCCGTTGTTGCCGGGAGCAAAAACGGTGGGCTCTTCACGACTATTGCCGGCGTTGCGCTGATCGTTGTTGGTGCAGTGGCATCCGCCTTCGGTCAAGCCTGGATCGGCGCGCCACTAATTAATATCGGTATCGCCATGACCATCGGCGGCGTTATTCAAATGCTCACACCTGTACCGAAATCAGGCAGCCAGCAAGAACAAGCTAGCACCGAGAACAAGCCAAGTTACCTATTTAACGGCGCATTTAACTCCACGCAGCAAGGTCTGCCGGTCCCAGTTGTTTACGGAAAGATGCTGGTTGGCTCAAGTGTTGTTGCAATCGGTACCTGGGCAGAGGCGATCCCCGCATGAGCGAAGTCATTGTTGGTCGCAAGGGTGGAGGCGGAAAGGGAGGGGGTGGTAGCGGATCTGCGCGCGCCGCGGTAGAGGCACCGGACAGCCTGCGCTCTCGACAGCACGTTCGTATCTTGCATGCGATCAGTGAGGGCGAGATCGACTCGCTCCTCGAAACCACATTCGATGACGTTCCACTGCAAAATACCGATGGCACGTACAACTTCACGAACGTCAGCATAGACTTTCGTCCAGGCACTCAGTGGCAGACCTACATGCCGATCACGGGGCTGGAAGCTGAGCAGTCGGTTGGTGTTGAAATGAAAAACTCGATCCCTATCGAGCGTGCCATTACCGATCCGGACGCCGATGCAGTCAGAATCACAGTCAGTACCCCGCAGCTGTCCCAGCAAAACACCGAGAACGGCGACACCAACGGATCGTTCGCTGCCTTTCGTATTGAGGCGAAGCTCGGTACTGGTGCGTGGATTCCGCTCTGCGCCGACCTGACGATCAATGGCAAGACGATGAGTCGCACGCAGTTTTCGTACTACCTGCGTCTGCCGGTCTCCGGCGGGTTGCCGCGCTACGTCCGGTTGACCCGAGCCTCGGCCGACTCAACCAGTGCCGCCATCCAGAACAGAACGTTCTTCGATAGCATGACGCTGATCTGGGACGAAAAGCTGCGCTATCCGAATACCGCGATGCTTGGCGTATCGATTGACGCCCAACAGTTCGCCAGCATCCCGCGCATGGCCTTCCTTATCAAAGGTATTAAGGTCCTGGTGCCAAGCAACTACAACCCACTGACTCGGGTTTATACCGGGTCATGGAATGGCACATTTGTCCGCGCTTGGACGGATAACCCGGCGTGGATCTGGTACGACATGGTGACCAACACCCGGTACGGGCTTGGCGGCTTGCTCGACTCGACACTGATCGAGAAATACTCGCTGTACAGCATCGCCCAATATTGCGACGTGCTGGTGCCGGACGGATACGGCGGTATGGAGCCACGTTTTACTTGCAACCTGGCGCTGACCGTCCAAGCCGACGCGTGGAAGCTGGTCAATGACATGGTGTCGGTGTTCCGCGCCATCTGCTTCTGGGCCGCCGGATCCCTTACGGCCGTGCAGGATGCGCCGCGCTCAAGCCGGTACGGGTTTAACCATTCGAACGTGGTTGGCGGCGAATTCGTCTACCAGTCGGTCGCTGCCGATCAGCGCTTCAATGTGGCAGCGGTGACGTGGAACGACCCGCTGCAACAATATAAGCAGTCGGTGGAAATCGTCGAACGGCCTGAATTGATCGCCAAATGGGGGCGCATCCAGCAAACCGACGTTGTGGCTGTGGGCTGCACCTCGCGCGGGCAAGCTCGCCGATTGGGTCGCTGGCTGCTGTATGCCGAAACAGAAGCGATCACATTTGCACCTGGCGCAGATGGGGCCATCCCGCTTCCCGGCGACATCGTTGATGTCGCTGATGCATTCCGGGCGGGCGCTCGCAATGCTGGACGGCTTCTGTCCGGTAGTACCGCTTCCTTGCTGTTGCTGGACGCACCGATTGGTGTGGCTGGCGCGGGATTCATCAGGGTGACTATGCCTGATGGCTCTTACGTGACAGCGGGTGTCACGATTGCTCCGGGCGCAACGACTGTCTCTGTGTCACCACCGCTCAGCTCTAATCCGCTTGCTTCAGCACCGTGGGCTTTCTCGACGCCTGCTCTCGAGACTGAGGCGTTCCGGGTCGTAAATATCAGCGAAAGCGATGACGGTACGTATGCGCTAAGCGGCATAGCCTATGACCCCGACAAGTTCGACGAGGTCGAATTCGGCACGCCGGACGTGGACAACCCGACCAGCATCGTCAACTTCGGCGCGCCTGATGCCGTGGGGCAACTCACGTTCCTCGAGTCGCTGTATGACACCGGCACAGGTGTTGCCGCGGCGAGGCTTTCGGTCAGCTGGACGCAACCGGCCCGCGCGATGCGCTATCAGATCGAAGTATTGAAGCCGGGCG